ACTAGAATATGTTTCATAAATCGAGATCGATGGTATCTATTAATATCATTTGAATTTATATACCAGTAAGATGGTTCGGATCTATGGACAAAATCAAAGCCTATTTTTTTATATAAATTACCAAAACTCCAGCGATTATCAGCATAAGAGATTATGCTGTTAGGGGAATGTTTTTGCGTATAAAACTTCAAAAGCTTACTGGCTATTCCCGGAATAGCATAATTGATTTTAATAGCAAATCTACTCAACTCTATTTCGCTACCATCACCGCCTTTGACGAATGATGTAGGTTTAAATGTCATTACCCCAACAAGCTCGTCTAAATAAAAAGCTCCCAAATTAGCTATAGTAGAAGTGTCATTTCCCTGAATATGATTTTCCTGTAAAAACTGTTTTTTTGTTTTTGAGTCTATTTCTTTAATTATACATTTTCTAGCATATACTGTGTTTGGACTGGAAATCCCTAAAATGTGCCTAATTCGATCCTTAACTATTTCAGGATGATTATCCCATTCATCTTCATAAATGTTATAAATTTTTATACCGTTTTTCAACGCAAATAATTTTTTATTGAGCATTTCATTTTTGTCTTTATTGGCTTCTGAATGCCAATAAAGGCCATCAAACTCAAATCCAATTTTTAAGTCTGGGATGAATATATCGATTTCTTTTCCTGAAAGTTGACATCTATCATTTTTTAATATGGAGTTTGAATATACAGATTTAATATATTCATATAATTCATTTTCTTTATTACTAGTACCATTCAATCTTGGGAAACACGTTGGGCATGCAGTGTCAGTTTTTTTGTTAGATTGTCTTAAAATCTGTTTAGTAAAAGTGAATATATTTTGGCATGACAAACATTCAAACGTCAAATAATAATAGTTTACATGTGATAATATTCTCAAGTTTTTATTTTTTGCTATATTTTCCAATTTATTAAAATATATTTTTTTATTTTCAGAAATTTTCAATGATAAAGAACTTTTTATTTTTTGCTTAATTTCCGAACTAATCGGTCTACCTTTTAGTGGACTAACCCATCCGTTTTTTACCTTTTCTGCAATAGTTTGATTTCTCTTTCGATTGGCGTGTTCGGACCAGTACGATTTACCTATTAGAGAATTTCTTATTTTTTCCTTTGTTTCTTCGGATGTTGTATTACCCAAATTCCAGTGAATTATTTCACCTGACAGAAACTTTTCTTTCATAACAATAGATTGTTTCTTTTTTTGTTCTTCGGAGGCTGATTTGCCTTTATTGTGAGCGACGCACCCCGTTTTAGCAATAGATATATTTTTACTTTTCCTAGTTTGCATTACTTGAGATTTAGTTTGTGCATTTGGAAATCTATTAATATAATCATCAAATGTAATTTGATGCGATGTAAGATGTTTACTTGTTATCTGCCCAAACTTTTTTTGGCAGATTTGGCATATAACATAATCTATATTCTCTAAACCATTTTCATTTATTGTAAATTTACTTCTAGCCAAAAAAGTTGCCCTCTATTTTTAGTAGAGGGCAACTTATCACACAACTAATTGATTGTCAAGCTCTTATTATGCACCGACAACAATGTTTCTTCCAGTTCCAATATCTGCACCAGTGCGAACAATTCTGACAGGAACGTATATAAATTCGATTGATTTAACTGGTTTAATTGCTACATCAACCCATAATTCATTTCTGTCAATTCTTTCTGGAGTATTATTGGATTCATCACATATTGTTGCGAAATCATATAATGCTCTTCTGTCGATTAAGTCAGCCAAGAAGTTATCAACTGCGAACTTAACCTGTCTTCTTGTAATAGAATCGTTTGGTTCGAACAAATATGAGAACAATGCTTTTCTCAATTCTCTCTTTATGAACTTGACCAATCTGCTCACATTAACTCTATCCAAGGCTGAGATATTTGGATTTGTGGTCTTTTGACCGAATACCAAGATTCCTCTTCCCGGAATGAATGTAATTGGATTGATATTTTTGGGGAATTCATATAGCTCATCACGAGTTCCATTATCCAAAAACTCTTCAACAAAGGTTGTCGGACCACCCAATACACCAGATACATATCCGATTGTAGATAGATGCTCACAGCGTCCTCTTGAAGTTCCTGCTGGTGCCCACCATACATCTGCAACCAAATCGTTAAATGCGTATGAACGAAGTGCAGTAGCACCGGCTGTTGTCATTACATTGACGCCATCCAAGTTTGAAGATATACCATGTCCATAGTAATATGCTATATGTGGAGAAGTTACTCTGGCTGGAGTCCTTGCCCAATTATTGATTCCGTTAGGACCAGTTGGCGGCTTGTCAAATGGCGTTTCACCAATTACAAACACTTCTTCAAGCATATCGATTGATAGGCGAACCAACTCATCGGAAACTTCATGATATCCCGGACAAATTGCTACGTTATATTCCAAATTCTCGGCACGAATTCCAGAACGAGGATTGTTTACTGCTTCTTGCAATGCTCTGACAATTTCTGCTCTCTTCGCAGCATCATTGGCACCCAAGGTTGTTTCCGCTCTGAATTCTTTTGTATTATCAAAATCGGCAGCGGCAGCAAGTAATAGCCCTTCAGCTTCTGCTGCGGTAAATTCATCGATAACTACAGCACCGCTAACCCAATTTTCTATCAATGCATCCAAGCCATCATAGTCGCCTACAACTGTAGTAAAATCATCGTCATATACAATTAATGGAGTAACACCAGATCCAGAAATAGGATCTCCTAGTCTCTGATATAAGTTCAAGCTAGAGAATAGAGGTAAATATCCGGATGTTCCGTCTGAAACGATTTCCACAGATGATGTAACACCTTCCAAGTTAGAAGTAATTCTCAAGCGACCAGCTATCAATTCACATGTACCATTAGAGCCGATTTCTGCATTTATTAAAGTGACTAAATCACCAAAAGTAACTGCATCTTCACCACTAACAGTAATTAAATGAGTTGTTGTGCCCAATTGATGAACAATTGTAACTTCTGCAGAGTAATCGGACTCTTCATCCAATCCGGTGATGTCACTTAACTGCAAGAATCCACCAGAGGTATCGAAAATTACGTCTTGATATCCTGCTTGATCTACTAAATGATTTCTAGTGAAATCGACTTCAAACTGTTCACTGCTAAAAGAATATGAAGAGAATACAGTGGAAAGAGCCTCATCCACCAATTCTTTCAATTCATCTGCTGTAACTGTTTCTTTATAATTAACATCCACCGGAAATAAGTTGTTGGCTGTGTTGTATGCTGCAATATATTCTGCAACCAATTGACTTAAAGTATCTGCTGCATCCTGCATTAATACTTCCCATAATGCCTTAATTGCAACGGGATCGTCATTAAGATTTACATTTGCTCTAACAACATAAGCTCTATTACCAATTTCAAGGTACTTATTTAAGGCATCTAGACCGTACTCACTTCTTGCATCGCCGTGATGCTGCTGACCATCAGTAGACTGATAGTATTTCGGTAATCCGTAAAGCTCTAAGCTCTGTCTTAGTGATGTGACAACTCTTACTACGTTACTTTCATATGTACCCAATGCCGGTGTAACACCATCCTCTTGAGTTTTCTGATCTTCTGTTGCAATAAATATTATTGGCAGGGTTGTTTGTTGACCTTGAATATAAAAGGATTCGTCAATTATATTTACTTCAACTCCCGGTGATGTAAGTGCCATTTGTTAAATCTCCTAAATGTGTTATAATTATTTATAAAACATGTAAAATAATATAAGAGAATTTCACCATATATGATAGATTTTTTCAAATTCAGCCCATTATTTGAATTGACACGTTCAGGTAAATTTAACCCTAACGTGAAATACAAATATCCGGAGTTGTTCAATGAATTAAATACAATTTTAAATTTTTTAGAACCATCCGCACCACTTTCAGAAAAATTTTGGTACATAAAAAATCAAACAGTCCAGATGAAAGTGTGCAAATTTTGTGAAAATAAATGCTCATGGGACAATCATAAATTGGCATATTCTGACTGGTGCTCGGTTAAGTGTGCAAATAAAGATCAAAAAGTTTTGAACAAAAGAAACGCTACAAATTTAAAAAAATATGGCTCTTCCAATTTCGTTCAAACCCAATTATTTAAGGATAAATCCAAAAAAACCTTTAAAGAAAAATATGGAACAGAACATTCATCACAAAATGATGAAGTTAAACAAAAAACAATCAAAACAAATTTAGAAAAGTACGGTGTTTCGTCTGTCTTACAATCGGAAGAAATTAAGCAAAAAATAGAACAGACAAATTTGAAAAAATATGGATATAAAAATGTTTTACAATCTGAGAGTATACGAAAACAAATAACAGAAACTTGTGTACAAAAATATGGAAAGGGAAATAATATTCAAAAAACTTTGAAGACTATTAAAACAAAATACGATAAGGATCATTATTCACAAATACATATTCCTCAAAAGACTTTAGATTTACTAGACAATGAAAACTGGCTCATAGAACAACATATTCATAATAAATTTTCACTGACGGAGATAGCACAAAATTTGAATGTTTCCGTTTCTATGGTTTGTTCTAAGTTTAAACATTTTAATATAGATGTTAATAGATATTATTCCAGTAGAGAAGAACAGGAAATTAAAGACTTTTTGATCAACGAATTAAAAATAAAAAATATAGTAGAAAATAGTCGAAATTTAATCAATCCATATGAACTTGATATATATTTAACAGATCATAAATAAGCCATAGAATTAAATGGAATTGTTTGGAATTCTCAAGATTTTGGTAATAAAGATAGAAACTATCATGCAAAAAAATCAAAGCTATGTGCAGACCTAGGTATACAATTAATACACATATTTTGCACTGAATGGAACTCAAAGAGAGAAATAGTGAAATCTAGACTGGCTAATATTCTAGGCCGATCCAGTAAAGTATTTGCAAGAAAATGTCATATTAAACAAATTGATAATAAAGATGCTAAAGATTTTTTAAATAAAAATCATATTCAGGGGTATGTTCCTGCATCATTTTCGTTTGGTTTATATTACAACAATGATTTAGTAGCCGTACAAACCTTTGGAAAATCGAGATTTAACCGAAAATATGAATACGAATTATTAAGGTATTGTAATAAATTAAATACTTCTGTGATAGGAGGAGCTAGTAAGTTACTTAAATATTTCATCAGAAATTTTAACCCTAAATCAATCGTTTCGTATAGTGACATAAGATGGAACTCTGGAAAACTATATAAAAATCTAGGATTCAATTTTGTTGGAACTTCCAATCCAAACTATTTTTATTTTAAAATAAACAGTCCACATAAAGTGCTGCTGTCAAGACAACAATTCCAGAAACATAAACTTAAAAGTATATTACCAATTTTTGATAAATCTTTATCAGAGTGGGAGAATATGCGAAACAATGGATTTGACAGAATTTGGGATTGTGGTAATATAGTATGGGAATTACAATTGAATTAAAAGTAGCATTATGAATCATATAAAGATATTTAAATTTATAGAAAATGAGTGCAAGAATAAAAAAGTCAAGTTTGTGACAAGTGAAAGAGAATCCATACAATACCCAAATGGAAACATGCAAGTTTCTGGATATTTTTGCTCCAATAAACGCGAAATGGGCGTTGCCGTAGGTAAATCCCCTAAAGAATTTATTCCTGTACTTATCCATGAATATTGTCACATGATGCAATGGTGGGGTAGACATCCTGAATGGTACAAATCGACTTCTTCATCTGAAGTATTGGATAGTTGGTTAGAAGGAAAAGAATATCCTGACAAGTTGTTAGATGATGCTTTTTCTAATCTTATTAAACTAGAATCCGACTGTGAGCAAAAAACAATAGAGTTTATGAGAAATAATCATTATCCTATAAATTTGAAAGAATATGCTCAACAAGCCAATTCTTATATTTTATCTTACCCTTATGTAAGGAAATATAGAACATGGTATCCGTCTGATAAAAAACCATACAATATTAAAGAGTTGTGGACTAAGTTCCCGACCGAAATAGTTTCGAGCACATCTATTTTTAGCGTCTACGAAAATTTATATAAAGAATATTTATTTTCTACTCAAGTTTCTGGTATATCGTAATCTTCTATATCAAACAGAATCTTATATTCTGGGGATTCTCTTGTTATATCTTCAACAATCTCTTGGGTATTTCCATCTGTAGGAATTGCGTCTAATCTTAATCTAACAGATTTTATGAAATTTTCTTTGACGTTAAGAGGAGCAGAAAGATAAATTAAACTAGAAAATGAAAGTGTAAATTGAATCATTCTCGGTTCTGTTTCTGCTGGATACGATTCCTCGAATGCAATAGATTCTAAAGTTAACTTGTTTATTTTTGTCCAGTCTGCCACATCATCTGAGGTATAAAACTGCAGGTCAGGGTCAAATAATTGTAGTACTTGTTCTAAAATTTCATGCTGATGTCTTCTATTACTAACAAGAACATGTAAATCATATCTTAACAAATACGGAATCGGCATCAATTTATAGACTACTTTAAAGTCATCTGGAGCAGCCCCACCCAAAGGTAAAAATACTTCTCTATATTGTTGGTTCACTCCTTTCCTTGCTTCTGGAGCCATTTCTATTCCAGAAATGTTAGCAGCCATTATAGGTAGTTTAATCATTTTATTTTGAGTATTTTCCATTTTGATAGAAGCCACGACTCTATCCATAGAACCATTTATAACTGGAACATAAATCAAATTAGACTCAGAATTATAATCATTTTTTCCAACTGAAACTTGCAGCTCGGAAAATATAGTCATAAATTGAATCAGATATTTTCTAATTTGCTCATTATAATAATATGTTTTTGGTTTAATTCGTAGTGAATCTGTCATAGTATAAAATCACTTTTTTTATATTTATATTGTAGAAGTTTCGCTCCCAACTAGTACAAAGTTTATAAGTGGAGAACTTGTTAAATACACTGTTTTATCCGTTAAATTTGATTAATCACCAAATAGAATCATTCACAGTTTCTGTTGCTATTATTGTACTTAATCTTCCACCGGCGTAAATTATTTCCGGTGTAGGAGTAACAGTTTGAGTCACCGTTAAGATGGCGTTATTGTCGGAGTGGGAGTTGGGGTTACCGGGACTTCCAAATCTATTAAAATTCTTTCACCAATCTTTAGATGAAATGTATTCTTGTCTACTATATACCCTATAGCCTGAATAAATCCTTCCGATGGAGGGGTAGATGATATATTATACTCGTTTAAAAATAATAAAGTTCCTGCAGCTTCTGAAAAATTAAAATCTTCACTCCTCACAATACCTTCGGTAATTATACTTGCCTTTAAATTATTAAAATTAGAACAAATTCCTACTACTTTGTTTTCTCTATCTAAACTATTAGCAGCAGTTACAGTTCCGTCTGACATTATGCTTAAGATTTGGTTTTTTTGTAAAGTCGCAGAAGATTTTATTGAGTGAAATATATTTTTAACTTTAATACTGTTTAAAGTATTTTCAATCTTAATAGAATCCGATTCCAATAAAAATCTAAATTTTCCATTTTCTAAAATTCTAACAGGTAAGAGTTTTTCTGACAATTTTATTTTATGTGAAACTACAGTCTCGAATATCCCTATTTGTGAACCTGTTTGAATGAGTTTTTTATTCTTTATTAAAAACAAACCCAAAACTTCTTCCCATTCATTCAAATCTGTAAATTCGTAAAATGAATTATCATTGATGTTATATGCTATTTTCCCTATACTGGAATTAGTTGGGAGATTTGTATATTCTGTAAAAAATTCTTCTTTTACTTGATATTCTACGGATAGATCGTCTGGATTAATTTTTACAAATAAAAATTCTGGAATTGTAGTAGATTTATATGATTGTGTTAATTCAATTAAATAATTGTAATTTCCTTGCGCAATCGTACAAAATATTTTATTTTGGTTGCTCAATTCAATATGTACAGAATTAGACGAAAACACGGATGCGTTTGATATATTCGAAGGGTATTTAATAATCCCATGTTTAAATTTTGTCTTTATATTATTCATTGCTTAATTTATATTGTATTTTTATTTATATTATAAAAACGTATGTCGAAGGGGCGCTGAACGCAGAAGCGAAAGCGCCCACATCCAGTCTATACTCACGGATTCGGGAATGGGGCTGATGGCGGTGTGAAGGTGGCAGTGTAGCGGGCCACGCCTTTTGTGATTCTAAGATCATCTAGCCATCCGTCAAGGGCTTGAACAAGCCTAGGCGGACTCGACAACATCAAACCACCAACGTAGAGGCGTGCTGGCGATCCTGCGATATTCGTAGAGTTTGTCACAGTGCTGCCAAGTTGCACGCCGTCAACAAAAACGCGCAAGCTGGTTCCTGACCGGGCTACTGCGACGTGATAGAAAACACCAACCGATGGTGTCCATGCTGGCGAAATCAGCGGGGTATCTCCGTACCCAAAACGCAATTCTGCTACGTCGCGGCGCAACTGAAATCCCCACCCAGTAGCAGGATCCACATAATTTGCAACTAATGTTTGCGTGCTAGCGATTGAAGCAAAACGCACCCAGCACTCGACGGTAAAGTCCCCTGTCCCAAAGTCCCAATCATCAGAATCAGGCGTACTGATGTAGGAATCCGCCCCATCGAACAGTCCACTGGCTCCGCCAAACTTACTTTGCGCTGTGTCGATCTGCGCGTTTCCTGCCGCCGTCCAAACCTTTCCGGTTTCGTCGGTGAATGTAGTGCTTCCGTCCGCGCCGTCGAAATGAAGCAGGGAAATAACATTAGCAGCAAATGGGTCTTCGTTAGTTTCACTTGTTGATGGGGTTATAGATGGAGTCACTGTGACAGATGGGGTTATAGATGGGGTTATAGATGGAGTTATAGATGGGGTTATAGATGGAGTCACTGTGACGGATGGGGTTATAGATGGAGTCACTGTGACGGACGGTGTTATAGATGGGGTTATAGATGGAGTCACTGTGACGGACGGTGTTATAGATGGG